AGGCGTTAGTTGGGCTCCGCGTCACCAGCGTAACGTGGCCGATCCGCTTCCTCCCCGTCGAGATTGCCGAGGCACTCATGATACAGAACTTTCTGCACCACTACGTCTACCATTTCGCCACTTGAGCGTATAAGGTGCACAGGCACCTGTTGCAGGGGCGGGAGTCGCACCCGCTTCTCGCGGTTATGAGCCGCGCGACTTGCTGTTAGTCCTCCCTGCGATAAGCGGGGTAAACCCCCCGCCAGCCTATTCCTTACACTGTTCGACCTGATTAAACTCTGAAGATGTGAGACCCTTTACAGCCCACATGACAGCCTCTTCTAACTTAATCATCGCAACACTCGCCTCAGTTCCAATGCCTATACCGTCATGTTGAGGAATGAGATCATACAATTCCTGAGCCTTCGCTTTAAGAGCCGTAACTTTGGCCTTGTTTTCTTCTGTCACTTGGGTGTACTCCTGGCGAAATACGTCTGACATACGTTTTTTCAGATTACCGCGCTAAAGTGCGCGCTATAGGGCGGGATGGCCGCTCTATACCAGCCCATCCTACTTTCGCGGCATTCGGCTCCCATTAGGGGCCGTAGCTAGTGCGTCAGATAGGTGTGGGCCAGAATGAATTGCTATCCCTGTTCGCTGGTTTGACTCTGTTGGTTCTCAAGAAGAATATGGGCGGCAAATTCTACCTCTTTTTTTATGCCTTTACTCTTATTGTTCTTGATGATGGCAACACCCTTTTTCCGCAACTCAGCAAAGACTTTGCTCAGTCCTCGGTCGTTGCATTTAAAGTGTTCTGCGACTTCAAGGGTTGAATAACCGAGATTTTTCATGTTAACTGCTTCGACGATGTCTTCACGTGAGAGTTTCATATATTTGCTGTGGTTACAGCTTTATTAAGTAATTTAGTCTTTATTACTTCGTTCGTTTTTAGCTCTGCCCTATGCTCTAAACAGTGCTCTCTGCAGCGACTGCATTCTTCGGAGTGTCGAGGCAGATAGCAGAATACTCGAGGGCAGTAAATCTTCTGCATCGGGTTCATAAAGAATTTTTGGATGAACTGCCTTCTTATTCAAGAATCGGCTTGTAAATAGGGTATGGCTTTGGTTCGAATTGAAACCGATCTATGATCAGAATACGGGCGCCAGTGGGTGGGATTGTGTGGTCAGCTGGGGTAAAGCAACCAAGGTTAGTACACTGCCAGCAATTTTGGGTTGCTCGTTCACAATTCGGGCACCAGTAGCGTTTAGTTGGGAACTGGCGCATAAAATGTCGGAAGGAACGGAATATCATCACCGTCTCATCCATAAGCTCCCGGCTCCGGTAATATTTAAAAGCTTCGAGTCTGAGCTTTTTACGATGAGTCTCAAAGGCAAAGTAAATATGATTGGTGTTGAGGTTGTAGTCGCCCAGATATTGGCGGTAGTTCTCTACTACCCGCCATACTTCATCCACAATCTGGTTGCCTCGGTCTACTTTGGCACCCGGACCATGACCGAAACCAACTTCCTCAATGAGTTCTTTAGCAATGGTTTTAATGTGTGGCTTCATAAATTTTTATTGTTTTGTTTATGCTGCCAAGTTTCTTCGCTCATGACCGTATCATTCGTTATTTCTGGATAGTAATCGGTTCTAAGCTTCGAGCCGAATGGGTTATCGTAATCTCGCCATTCACCGTTTATTTTTTTAACTTTTGTTCCATCGTGTAACCGACCAGTTTGTTGCCGAGAAGTACCAGGCGACGGATCAGCGTCTCGCTGTGATTGAGCGGTTAAGGTGTCGAATTTATCGCGGAATTTATTGGCCGATAGAATAACGGCGCGCCAGAATTTATCTTTTTGACACCACTCAATCAAATGCTCAATCTCAGTAGGACTGCGTTTATCAATGCGGCGCATTTTTTCTATAACACCTGCCCAATTCTCAAGGTTTGGCTCCTTGGCTTTCGGCAAATGGTCACGGATACGGTCGCGCAGTAATCCGGCGAGTCGAAGATCCTCTTCGTCATGCTTCGTAGAAGCAATAGGATTATTATTTTTTTTAATTCTATTTCTTTTACTTTGTGGTGTTTCTGTTACAGGTTGAGCTATTTCTGTAGCAGAAACCCCTGTTTCTGTTTCAGAAACGTCATTTTCATCTTGTTTTTGATTATTTCTGAAGGCTTCTTGTCCTTTCAACCGTTTGGTAATGACTGGTTGAAGACGTTTTTTTAAACCCTCTGAGAAGTATTTATATTCGTTTCGGTCACAGAAACTCTCTTTAACGAGGAGTCTTAATTCAACCATATACTCCATAATTTGACCCAGCTCAGTTGATTCTATCCCGAAGTCCCCTGCTAAAAGCTCAAGCTCAAATTTGTCGATAACCATCTCGAATCCATCACTTTCGGTTAGTGCCTCGAGCATCATTCCGTAGACCGCATATCCCTTGAGACCATAACGGCTACGCAATGCTAAGATCTTTCGATCATTACGCATCGTTGCATCGTGGGAAAAATAGTCGGCGTTGTTTTTTTTGGGTCGTGGCATACGTGACAAGCTCCGTTTCCCTGTGGGGCGCTCACTAGGTTGGCGAGCACCCCTTACAAAAATTTTTAATTACTCGTTAGTTCTTTTTCTCTCTGCTTGATAGCGAAGCAAGCTAGGAAGGTGCGGAGGTTTTTCTCATGTTCCTCCCTGGATACTTCCTTGAAGGTGAAGGCTCCTGACTCTTTATCGAAGTGGAGAATTGCTCCCCCATCGAGCTGTTCGCCCATTTCCTCTTCATATGCTCCCCAGTAGGCTGAAAGTTGGTAAAATTGCTCGTTATAGATACCCTTGGAGGTTTTGTAGTCCATAAGGTATTTTTTGCCGTCTACGTTTGCTACGACGTCGGTGATACCGACATAACCGTATTGGCGAGAGTACAGAAGCCGTTCGGTTTCGATGAAAATGACCTCATGCGCATTGAACCAGTCAAGGAATCCAGTCACGCCAGTAGTAGCCCGCTCGTCCCATTCCTCGTTGATCTGCGGTTCCGGTCCAATACAGAGGCGGAAGCGTGCGTACTCTTCAGCAAAACCGTGGACGATCGATCCGATACTAGCCGCCTCTTCTTTCTTGATGGTGTGCTGCTTTATCGCTTCATCAATCACGGGTAGAAGTTCTTCAGCCGTGTAGGTCGTATTAGAGGCGTTTTCGAAGTACTGTCTGAGGTGAGCGGCAGCCAGATTCAAGGCCCAGGGAATCAAGAAGCGGCTTTTATCGACGATGCCGGCAGCAGCAGAGGCTGAAATGAGATAGTTTTTTTCTCCCTTGAGCTTGTAGCGGTGAGACTCGGGGTAAAAGTCGATAACCACCTCACCGTTGTAGAGGGTACAGGTTCTTTTTTCGGCAGGCATACTATTTTTTAGCATTAGCTTGAGCAAGTTTTTCTTTGGCTGTTTTGGTTTTCTCCTCAGAAGCTTTTGTACTTTCTTCTGCTGGTGGCGCAACTGGCTCTTCCCCTTTCATGGCTGCAACCATTCGCTGCTTTGCTTCAGATGGTTTTTTGTCAGTCAGTACCTTGATGATCGTGTCGTAGTTAGTCGGATCGAGCACTAGTTTTGTTTCTTCTTGAACAAACGCCGTATAATCTTTTTTTTCTACAAGTGGGTTATGCAGCCTGCAGAGCTCTTCGATCTTCAGTAGTTTCGCGTCTGATACCTCTTTAGTGGGCTTTTGAGCTGGTTTACTCCAACCGAATTGTTTAGTGCCCTGACAAGCATCTATAATCTTGGTAAAATCTGGCTCGACAATCTTTCCCAGCATGCCAGTACGATCCTTGGCGGTATACTTATCGTTCCCTGGATCGACTATCAGAATGCGTTTATTTTCGCCATCCTGCTGCACCACGGTCATGTAGGCTACGATGTCTACCATGTTGACCAGATCATCAGCCAACTTGGTTTCTATTTTTGGCCGCTTAACCATCCGACCTTCGTCGTCTTTCTCTTCGAGATGGGCCACCAAGATCACATGCTTCCCGCTATCGCGGATAATTTTCAGCGTGTCGAGCAAGGTTTTTTTGAGCCATCCCCATCCGGCCATCGTCGGATTACCGTCCTTTTGCACATTTTTACTATCGTTCTTGGCGACCATAAAGCGCTTGAGCTTGGCCATCAGCTCACCGATTGGGTCTATAATGACCGTGTCGTAATCTTTAGCGGCGTCGAGAAATTCTTTCATATCCCCCCATTTTTCGATCAAACCGACGTCCATGCTGATGCCCCGTAAGCCGAAATACTTGGCGCCATTCTCGCAATCGGCCAGGATTGGCTTAGGGGCAGTTGAGGTGAAGGTAGTTTTTCCGACTCCTCCCTCGCCGTAGACCATCATTACGATGGAAGGCTTGACCTGAGGGTCAGCGGTGTTGTAAAGTTTCATAATTACACTGGATTAGTTGCTAAATCCGTACCTCGTTCGCGCGCTGTGCGGATTTTTTGTTTAAATCTCCTTATTTGCCTCCAGAACATGATCTGGAGTTTGAGCCCGAGGCTCGTTTTTCCCTCCCTGGTGTGCATAACTTTTGGGGTTAGGTAAATAAAAACGCCTTCTTTGACGAAAGCGTATGATGAAGACAGGTATACAAGCATCCCCTCCTCATCACCGTCTCTCGCCGGTGATGAGGCTTTTTCCCTCTCAAAAGAAAAAGCCTCGTTTATTCAACAAGGCTTTTTTTGGCTCCGTTATCACCTAACTACCATGGCATTTCTTAAACTTCTTACGTGAGCCGTAGTAGATATAGGTTGACAAAAGAGGCATAGCCTCGAAGAATTTTATTAAATCATTATCTATCGTTTGATTGTAAAGGTCAAATCTTCGTTCTATTTTATGTTCTTATTATATAGCGTGCGGCAAGCTATTGTAAAGTGGATAACTCAGAATCAGTTTTTTTCGGTCGCCCGCTCGTACCAAGTTTAGAGGCCATCTTTCCACCTTTACTCCCGATGCGTTTATAAAAATCTTTTCCAAATTTCTTTTTTATCACAGCATGACTTTTAAGGGCCATCTGTCGAAAATGTTCAGAGATAATTTGATCTTTGTCGAGGTTGATAGTTTCATCCATAGTGTTGGTGCTTAATATTATTTAAAATAGCATGAGGCACGCTATTACGTCAAAGGCACCTAACCACCAAATATCTTTCGATACCTTTCTTCAAGTTCGGTTCCATACATTGATTGATAGATTGATCCAGAAGCAAGGGTCGCGTGACCAAGAATATTCATAACATCGGCCGAAGTGCCACCATTTTTCAATATCTGGTGCGCCTTGTTATGGCGGAAAGCATGGGCGTTTACCCGCATCGACGGCAAATCGGCCCGGTTACTATACTGCCTAAGCATCTCGCTAAGACCTTTATTAGTAAACCGGCACCCGGTTTTATGACTCATAACTGAAATGAACAGAGCCTTAGGTTCGACAAGCTCGATCTTTTTTTCGAGGTGAACCCGCTTTTCCCACCACCGCTCCAAACTTTTACTCGTTTCGTCGGTCCAGAATATTTCCCGGAATGGTCGTGACCCCCTGTTTTTCTCCGTGTTGATAATCGCCTTTTTAGCCTGCAGATTAACATCATCGATATCCAAAGAACAGATCTCTCCATTTCTCGCCCCGGTATCCCAAAGCAACTGCACGATGGCAAGGTTTCTGATATGGCGAGGATCGTTGGTCTTTTTCGGTATCGAGGCCAATAATTTTTCATAATGTTCTTCATCGACGACTCGTGGCAGCCGGTAGACCTTGTTAGGCACGGGAATCAGCCAGGGGTCTAAAACCTTGACCGACGTCTTCGTCATGAACTCGAACAATTTGCGTAACGCGATCGCCCTTGGTATAAAAGAGTTCCGATCGTATCCGAGCGTGGTCATGATTTCAAACCACTGCAAAATATCTTCGAGCTTCACCAGCCGAATATCGCAGTTGCGCATATAAACACAAAACTGTCTAAGATTTTGATCGTATGTCTTATTACTCAACTCAGACGTCTTGAAACCTCGCCATTGGTTAAATTTTTGAATTGATTCACTGATTAACATATCCTCCTCCTTAGTTCACGTGATCTTAACAGCATATTCACTCTTTTTGTCAAGATAAGACCCGTCCTATTTTTGGCTTATATACAGGAAATAAGCCAAAATAAAACCAGGCCCATATCCGCTCAGTGATCAAACTTTACGGACTGGTGCCTGGTTTGTATTTAGTATAACACAAAACAAAACTTTGCCCCCTCCGCAAAAGCTCGACATCAGCTACCTGTTTGATCAGACCCATAAAATGGGCTGCCCGATTAAGGGCCCAAGTAGATAATTTAGAATAAAAAAAACGCTCTAAAACAAGGGCGCTGCCGACAAGCTAACGTGAATTCGATGAATTCGCGCACCATTTGTTCCCGGAATATCTTGCGAGTACCCGCTGACGAGGTCGTCAGAATGGTGCGCTAATTAAGCGCGCAAGATATTTTGGAACAAGGATACCCTATCGCGTAAAGTGTTTTTATGTCAAGCATTCCGCCCGGATTGTCTTTTTATTTATCCCCAATTTTAGCCTTTGGTTTCTAAAAAAATCATCTTGCCGTAGTTCCTAATCAGGATATGGTACCAGCACGCCCCATTAATTTATCTTAACCAAGCCATTTATGGTCACTCTTTCTACACTACAACGAATCATTCTCGCTTACGATATTCTACCATCCGCCAAGACCATTCAAACATTTGAAGACGTTAAAAGACTCATGGGGCTGAAGCGGGTTGTGGAACTAAAACCGGAAGAGATGGCCAAGATTGAGCTTAAAGCTCTCGACGGCAGAGTTACCTGGAATACTCAGCACGAAGTACCCGTCAATCTGGGTGAGGAGTACGCATCCATCATAACTTTAGCGCTTGATGCTTTTAAGGCTGAGCACGAAAGGTCCAAAGACTGGAGCATAACTCTCTACGCTCAGGTTGAAGAAATGGAGGCAATACTTTCCAAATTTGCTGTTAAAAAATCTACACTTCGCATAGGCGGCACTCGCCGCCGCTAATCTTTCGGATGTGTATGCAGATTGAACACATCGGCATTGATTCCGTTCGTCCTTACGAAAATAACGCAAAAAAACACCCCCCTGAACAAATCAAGCAGGTTGTTGAGAGTATTAAACGTTTTGGGTGGGCGCAACCACTAGTGGTCGATAAGGAAGGGGTGCTCATCATTGGACACTGTCGTCTTCTGGCGGCCCGTGAGCTTGGTTTCACTGAGGTGCCAGTCGTCCGAATGGACAAACTTACGCAAAAAGAGATCAAGGCATTGCGTCTCGCAGACAACAAGCTCAATGAGAGCGACTGGGATATGGAACTTGTAATGCCTGAACTCGCTGACCTCGACTCAGACCTTGTTACCATTACCGGCTTCTCTCCCGACCTTCTTATTAGCCCCGATGAACGCGATGATGAAGTACCTGATCTCCCCGAAGTTCCCAAGGCAAAACGTGGGGAGCTTTACGCTCTCGGGCCTCATCGCCTATTTTGCGGGGATAGTACCGAACTAGCTGACGTCGAGCGACTGATGGACGGTAAAAAGGCCGACATGGTCTTCACCGATCCGCCCTATAACGTGAAATACGAGGGGAAGACAAAAAAGAAGCTCAAAATTCAAAATGATGCTATGAACAGTGACCAGTTCCGCGACTTTGTCGGAAAATTCACCGATCACTTTCTTCTTTTTTGCAAAGGAGCGATCTATGTCTGCATGTCATCGAGTGAGTGGCCTACAGTTCAGAAAGAATTTATTGATCGCGGAGGGCATTGGTCACGTGTCATTGTTTGGGTAAAAGATCGTATGGTACTTTCTCGGGCTGATTATCACACCCAACACGTACCCATCGCAGTCTACAACGAAGAAGAGGATGAAGACGGAACACCAATTCTTTATGGTTGGGCGGAAGGTCAAAAGCGTGTGTGGAATGGTGATCGAAAGCAGACCGACATTTGGAAAGTGAAACTTCCAACAGCAAATCGCGAGCATCCGACCATGAAACCGGTAGAGCTTTGTAGCCGGGCTATCATAAATAGTTCACAGCAGGGACAGATCGTCCTTGACCTGTTTCTCGGTTCGGGTTCGACACTTATCGCAGCGGAGAAATCCGGACGTGTATGTTATGGGATGGAACTAGATCCGAAGTACGTTGATGTCATCGTTGAGCGCTGGCAGAAATTTACCGGAGAAAAAGCTAAAAAACTATGAGTAAAAAGATTGAAAAATTGAATACAAAGGCCATTTCCAATTCTCCTCCACCAGAAAAGAAAAAGGATGGCCGAGTAAAAAATGGAGGGCCTCGTCCGAATAGCGGCCCTAAAGTAACTGCCGAAAAGAAGGTGGTTATTGAGCTTAAAGACTTGATCGAAAACCACGGCAAAGAAGAGGTCGAGCTCAAAACTACAAAAGGGGAAATTATAAAAAAATCACGAATTTTGCTTTTACTCGATAAACTCTTTTTGGAAGGTCTTAACAACGGCAATATCCCGGCAGCAAAAGAGTACCTAGATCGCACCCTTGGTAAAGCTATCCAGCCTATTAAGGGCCCAGGTGACAACGGGGAATTTCTGGTTAAAACGATAACCTATGGAGGTGGCGACTACTCAATTACAAAATGAGATCATTATTGGCCGGCCACCTATATATATTGATTCAAAGGCTGGCAATAGTACTGAGCTCATTACTTTACGTCGATTTTTAGAGTGTCGAGCCAAGCGACGCATTCTTGTTGCACATCGTCGTGGCCGTAAAACCAGTACTTCTCTCGAGGAAGTCGTGCGCTACCTGATCCACAATAATGGAATTATCGGAAAATCTCTTGCTCCGAAGCGCAAACAGGCCAAGGAGATTATCTGGGACGACCCGGACATGCTGTTCCATCCTAATGTTTGCCCACCGGAGATCGTACGTAATATTAACCATAGCGAGCTGAAGATTGAATTTAAAAATGGCTCAATCTATTACCTGGATGGTGCCGATGACCCGCAGTCAAAGCGTGGTGGCAACGTTAAAGTGCTGCATCTCACTGAAGCCGGGGATCACAAAGAAGAGGTTTGGACACAGGTTTATGAGCCTGTACTCTTAGCCAACGGCGGTATTGCGATTTTTGAGGGTAACCCGCGCGGCAGGAATTGGTACTATAAACTCTTTTTAAATGCTAGCGAACGTGCGGGCTGGGCCCGTTTTCTTGTTAGCGCCCGAGATACCCCTATTTTTACCAAAGAGCAGTTGGACGATCTTGAGCGCACACTCCCCTACCCGGTTTTTGCTTCTGAGTACCTGTGCGAATGGGTGGATAGTCTCGGGACTGTGTTCCGCTCATTCCGTGAGATAGCTACTTCCTCGGAAAGCGGCCCGGTACCGCAGCGGCATTATGAGATTGGGATCGATCTTGCCAAGGTGCAGGACTATACGGTTGTTTCTGTGGTCGATCGCCACACATGGGGTCAAGTACGACTGGAACGCTGGAACCAGTTATCCTGGCCTACCCAGAAAGAAAAGATAAAAAGTATCCTTGCCGAATATTCTAAACGTGATAACGGTAATAGTGTCCGTGTAAAAATCGAAGGTAACGGTGTCGGTAATCCAATCTTTGATGACATGGTTGCTTGGGCCGCGACACAGCCCGATCTCGATATCGGATTGATAAATTTCAAAACCACCAGCCAGAGCAAAAACCTTCTGGTCGAAAACTTTTCAATGCTCTGCGATCAAGGCGTCATTTCTATCCTGCCCTACGACGTGCTCATGGGCGAACTTGAAGCATTTACCTACGAAAAAAATAGAAACGGTATCTTTTACGCCGCACCGGATGGCTACCACGATGATACGGTCATGGCGACACTCCTCTCGTACTGGGAGCTAGGCGGCAAGATGCCTCTTCCCGAGGAAAAACCACAAACTGAGCGCAGATTCTTCGGGTTTACAGAAGATCAAGTTACAAAGATGCGCGGCGGTAGCATCAACACCAATCCTTTCGTCAACCCTTACAATATTTTATGAACGATCAAGAAATGTCCGCCACAGCACCGGACACTACCACAACGGTAGATACTCCCAAAAAACCAGAAAAAGACCACTTCAAAGAAGATTTTGAGAGCGCTAAAGAATTCTGGAAGAGAAAGCACCGTATCTTTGATTTTGGCTATCTACAGTATAAATCCATTCTAACATTCAACAATCTCTACGGTGATGACTATCTTAAGGCTTTCGGCATGCGTGTGTATGTCCCGCGCACTTTTCAAGTCATTGAGTCTATCGCCGCAGTTTTAAATCAGCGCAAAGTTGATTTCGTTGTCGAAGCAAACAACAAGATGGACGAGAAGAAAGAAAAGTATTTGCAAAGACTCGACAATATCGAATGGCGCCGTAGTCATGGCGATGTTACCCGCGCTTTAGTAGATAAGAGCGCACTTCTTTTCGGCACAGGCTATTACTACAATCCTTTTGTTGACGATAAACGTAACTATCATTTCCCTGAGTATAAAAAAGACGAAACTACTCCTTCTGACCCGGAAGATGGGCAGCCACAAACTGATCAGCCCCTTCCTGAGTCCGAGGGCGCTCAACAAATAACTGAGGCAGAACCGATAGGGCCAGTTAAAACGGTTTGGAATGTTAAAGAGGTAACCCGTTATAAGGGCATGAAGCCGAAAGCTCTCAATACGTACTATGTCTTCCCCGATGAGAAGGCAACCAGCGATGAAGATTGGGAGCACTGCTATGTTTACACCCCTACGAGCATTAAAAAAGCACGCGACTTTGTGGTGCAGAACGGGTGGATGACCCAAGAGGATGCCGAGAAAAAGATTAATGAGCAGCAGGTCGAATACTTTGATGCAGTCAAGGAAACTATCGACTATCTTTTCGAACAGCCTATAAATTCTTGGAATCGCGGTGATCATTCAGGGACGTATGCAAGCGACGCCAACAATACTACCCGTCCTAAAAATGGCATGACGGCTTTCATTGAACGTTTTGAGGAAGATTACTACGAAATCCGAATCTTAGGCTCTGAAGAAGCACTGTATAAGGACTACAACATTTACCCGCACAAACGCATTCCGATTATTCCTGTGTGGGACTATAAGCTCCCTAACGAATTCCCGGGGCTTGGTGAGCCCGAGATCATGCGCTGGCAGCAGATTGAAGAAAACAAAGTCCATAACATGGTACTTGATGCCATTCTTATGAGCCTTGTTCAGCGCTACGCCGTACGTGCCGATCTTCTCCAAGATCCCACTGACCTTAACTTTAACAACCCTTTCCGACCCATTAAACTTAAGAACTTGGGCGGCGTTACGGTACAACAGGCTATCATGCCGCTGCAACAGCCAGACATCAAACAAAGCCCCTTTGAGCTCATGGCGCTGGTCAAAGATATTGTCCAACAAACTACGGGGGCTACGGATTTCGTAGTGTCCGGGAATACGGCTACTACCGATACCGCAACTGAAAGCAACAACCTGGTTGCTGCCACGACTAGCCGTCTCAAAGAAAAAACACGGCAGATGGACGAAGAGGCTTTATCCAAGCTCATGGATCAATGGCACTCATGCTATCCAGTATTCTATACGACTGAGATGGACTTTCGTCTGCGGGGCAGCAAAGAATTTGTGAAATATTTACCATATAACCGAGAAGAGGCAAATGAGAACCAAGAACTCATCACTCAGGCAAAGGAAGCGTTGCATGCAGCTGGCGATACGCTCGAGGCAGTATACCTGAATGCCGGGTATGCATCGGTGATGTACCTGTCGGACTTAACCGGTGATGCTACGGTGCATGCACGCATTACTGATCTTGAACTCGATGCTGAAAAACGAGTAAACAAATACACTAACTTAGCCAAAGTTTTGGCTGACATCAATAAATCAGTGGAAGGAACAAGCGAAACCAGGCGCTTTGATATTTTCAAGCTTGGCGAGGACGCCCTGCATCAGGTGGAATTTATCAACAACCCGGAAGAGTATATTCTCGATCAAAAACCTCTTGCGGGAAATCAAAACGATGTTACTGTTCCACCAGCACAGAATGGAAACGCTACGATTGCGCAAGCGCCGAACGTTCCACCTCCTCCAACACCCGCTCCGGCGGTAAATGTAGGAGATAATAACTCACCCCAGCTTATCTAAAATTATGCCCTCACCATCACCGTTTAAAGGTATGCTCGGCAAAATTATGCCGCCAGCCCAACCTGACAGTGCGCCCACTGAAGAATCCGTACGTTTTGATGTTGATTCCGGTATGATGCCGGAAATTAAAGGCTGGAAAACCGGGAGTACTTACCAACTCTCAGTCCGTCTTGTTTCCAAAACCGAAGATAATGATGGCGAGGTAAGCGGAACGTTCGAAGTAGTCCCTACTGCCGACCAACAGGAGCAAGAAGCTGACCAAAATGAGGATGCCGGCGAGGGTACCGACGAAACTGCAAATAATCCGGAGTATGAACAATAATCTTTTAGCCTCGTTGCGCGAAAAAACAATGGGTTTCCTAGGTGGAGTAGACCGGCGTGTTGAAGAATATACCGAAGAACAAAAGAGGCAGATTATGGACGCGGCTGAAGTCTGCAAAGCTCTCGAGACTGATGGTGGAAAAATAATCCTGAATAAACTATCGGAAATAGAAAAAGAATTTACCCACTACTCACCACGAGACTTCGTAAAAATTAGTGAACAAGGAATGATGCAAGTTGATACCTTGCGAGTCGCACAGTCTGATGGTGGTTATGAAATGCTACAAACACTCTTGAGCTGGATACAACAATGCAAAGTTATAGTACAGGAAGCAGCTAAGAAAAATACTCAGAAAGAAAACAAATAGTCTTTAACAATACAACTCAAAAAGCGCTAACAACTAGGTATGCTCGCCTGCTTTTCACAGATCAGCGGGTGTGCGGTTTGAGTTAGCGCTTTCTCCGCACACCCGTTACTTGAAAAGCAACCGTGCCTACTTAGATAGGCACGGTTTGTTTTTTAAAAAACAAAGTATGCCAGAAAGTGCCCCCGCGGAAGTCTTCAACAACGATCTCATGTCCTCCATCGTCGATGACAAACAAAGGACGTCTGGTCAGCCGAAGGCTAACCCGGAAACTGCGTCCGCATCCCCGGACGAAAAAACCGAGGATACGCCGGAAAACGATCCTTCTAAATCTCCTTCTGAGGATGAGGACAAAGAAGATGAGGATGAAAAGAAAAAGTCCGCCAAATCGTCCAAGAAGAAAGAGCCCGAGGATCAAACGGTGAAAATCGGCAACCGAGAATTCGCATCGGTTGACGACGCCATCAAAGAGGCTAACCGCGTTATAGGCCATAACGCCAATTTAGCAGGTCAGGTGACGACTCTTCAGGGCGAGAACGAAACGTTGCGCACAGGGCTCAAAGAACTTCGCGAAGCCAACCAGGAATGGGCGGCTTGGGCAGCATCAATTAAAGCAGGAAAGGATATTGATCCGAAGATGCTGATCAAAGCGACGCTTGATGAGTATAAGAACTCCCAGAGCCAGGCAGAAGGTGAAAAACAGATGCATGCCGAGCTCAACGAGCTGAAGCAACTTTCGAACTTTACTGAGCTTGTACCGCACATGTACAAGATTGCGGATCGTGTTAACCCTTTAACTGGCGAGTTTTTCACACCTAGGGAAGCCTATCGTTTCGTGTGTCAGTATTTTGGTCTAGAGAACCAGCTTGATAAAAAGCCAGCTTCTCCGCAGGTTCCAAAAAAACCAGCGCCCAAGGCCCCAGTTGCACCGCCGGTTCCGGCGCGTCCGACCGGAGCCAACCAGACCAAGACACCACCGAAAAAGAACGCTCCCGATGATGCTGATATTGAACTCGGCAGATATCTTAGCTAATTATGCCTACTCCTAACATCGGGGTAATTCCCGGTTTTACCAACACTGGCACGGATAATACTTCAATGTTTATCCGTGACGTCGATCCTAAATTGTTTTATCTTCAGGCGTTCCAATACCCGTTGGTCTCGCGCCTTTTCCAGATGGGCACCATGCTGGAAAAGCAGGATGACGGCAAATTCCTGATCAAAGGTCAGCAGACCCAAAAACAGGAATGTTCCAATCCTAAATTTGAGTGGACGGAAAGTGAAAATTTGAAATTCGGATTTTCACCGACTGCCGCGGTTACTACCTCGGCGACGACCATCTCGATCGCTACGACCGATGATGAGTACTTTGTAGCTGGTGAGGAAATTCTCCTTACTAACGCCTCGAGTCAGCGCGAAGTCGCACGCATTACGGCAGTTGCCAACGGGCAGCTCACCATCACCCGCAATATCGGCTCTACCGGCGCTATTGCCATGACCACAGCTGATACGTTCTACAAGATGGGCGTCGTGCGTGAAGAAGATTCTCAGTCTACGGCTGCGCGTCAGACTAAAAGTGAGACGCTCTACAACTACGTGCAGTTTCTTTCGGAACCGTACGGTAACACCCTAATTCAGCAAGCTACTGCGAATTATCACGGTGACCCCTACAAACGTTCAAAAGGCGAAGCCTTGGCTAGAATGAAACGCAACCTTGAAGTAATGTTCTGGTTTGGCGTTCGGTCGCTCGATAATTCCAGCACCAACCCGATCTATCACAACGGTGGTATTTTCTACTGGCTTGAAAGTCAGTACACCGACGTCCCCATTGTTGACGCTGGTGGTACTTTGACCAAAGCCTCCTGGGATGCCTGGCTTATGGAAGCCCTCAAATATAACAGCATGAACAAAGTCGTGTTCTGCTCCTCGCCAGTACTTGCGGCAGTTAACGGATTCGCAACCAACAATATCCGGGTCACTGACCAGTCCATGACGCGTTATGGCATGGCGATTCAGGAATACGTTAGTCCGTTCGGTGTGGTGCAGCTCGTCCGCGAGCCGCTCTTCGATGAGATGGTCAACGCCAACGGTTCAGCTGTCTGTCTTGATATGAGTAACGTCAAATATCGCTATTTGAATGGTAATGGCGTTAATCTCGACCTTAAGAGCTATGAAGATCGCCAAGAAAACGATCGCTCGGGCCGCAAGGGTGAGTTCATGACGGTTGGTGGTATCCAGGCCTCTACGGGCAAATCCCACGCAATCCTAAAGAACGTACAGAACTAAATTTTATTTAGGTGGTGCGGATGGGCTGAGGCTTATCCGCACCTAACCTCTCTTATTATGGAGTACCAACACCTCCAAGCACGTGATGGTCTACGCGAAAACGGCTCTTCGTCCCTTGTGGCCGACCAGTCAATCGCGCTCGCCATTAAATATATTGGCTCCCAAGCCTCGGCCACTGTCACGGTTGTTGCCGCTACCGGTATCACTCTTAAACATGGTGCCGCAGCCAGCGAAGCAGCCGATACAACGGTCGACACTAACGGTGTCATTGAATTTGCGACCTATACCACCCTGGGTGCTGTAGTCGACCAGATCAATCTTTCGCCAAATTGGCGCGCTGAAATCGTTGATGGTCTTCGTTCCGATCTTGTGAGCTCGTCTCAGATGATCGCTCGCTCCGAAACTACCTTATCGCCGACGCGCGTACAGGTTCTCCCGCTCTATTGGGATACCTCAGTTCACCTCTCACTCGATTTTGCGATATCTTCTCGCCGTCTGAACTTCGGGAAGACACAAAAAGGCAAAGTCGCCGTATTCCAGCAATCGCGCAGCTTAGTAAATATCACCTCCGGTGCTTTGACACTATACGTCTATGATGTCACGCAAAAACGTGACGCATCGACGTTGCTTGGTCAATTTGCTGGCACTGATAATGCCGAGCTTTCCGCGCTTGTTGCTGGCGGCGTTGGTGATTTCCGCTCTGAGGTTGGACACGATCTTTTGGTGCGCTATGTCGGCACAGGAGATCTTCCTGATTCTGGCGCCTATCTGAATGTGGGCGGCTATATCCTTCCCTAACTTATTCTTTATTTAAGATAAGCTGATTAGTTGGGCCGAGTAATCAATCTGCCCGGCCCAACACCAGATTGATAACCAGTTTTCTCTATGCGTTTCATCTCTACGGTGAGCAATAACCTGCAGGTTATACTCCGTCACCAAAAAAATATCTACAATCCGATTACTAATGAACTCGTGGAATCAACACCACCTCTTTTAGCAACTTTTAAACGTCGCCTATTTGAAACCCAGGATAAAGAAATGATCCAGAGAATGCTTGATTTGATTAAGGTTCGACGTGATCGGTGCCTTAGACAGTCGTATGAAGTGCACCCAGAAGATGTCGAAGCGGCTGCAAACTTCTTCTACAGCGAAGAAGAAATCTTGCTTGATAAGGATGCGCAAATTGCTGATCTGCAACGACAGCTTGCGAAGGTGACCTCTGAAAAAGCTCGGATTATACGACGTGAAGGTCAGGTCCCCGCTGCAAAAAAATCGTCTATTGTCCGGGACACTATTAATAAACTCATGGGCGACAATAAGACCCCAGGTAAAACTATACCTAAAACTAACGAAAATTAAGCAATTTTCGGCCGTCGTAATCTACGGCGGCCTATAAATTTCTTAACCTTTTTATTATGGACGCCACCATTAGCCGAATGAACGGTATTTTACTCTACGATCCACAGTTTTCAGGCTACGATATCACTTTCTGGAATACACTAAGCGGTTTCCCGACGATCGTATCTAACAAATTACGCCTCAACACCTGTGAAATTTTATCTTTCCCGATACTTAGAAACGGGGATGTCGAATTTACGCTTACCGTTCCCACCGCACCCACTTCTGGCGATACCCGAACGTGGGGGCTTAAATCTCCTATCTTTGGCAATCGTGGACGTATTGAATTTTCAATCAGCGGAGCCACATTTTCCATAGTTGGCTATGATGAGCTTGGGACTACTGCATTCATTAGTCAAACTGTTCCCTGGGATGCGGGCTGGACTAATACTGCCACGCGTTTCCGTGTACGGTGGTCGAACTCTGAAATTCAATTTTTAGTTAATGACAGTGTTGTGGCGCGCGGAGCTTTCCAGGTTGGAAAATTGACCTTAACATCCCTTCCCCTCTCTATCCACATCAATAACGGTAACGCTGATAACTTGGATGTAAGCGCAGTTGTTGTGCGCAGAGCTGACAGCATCGAATACATTGATCCCGGTCTAAGTCGTCAACTTTTTAAACCACAAACCATTGTTGATGCCACGAATGTAGCAATGGGCACCACCTATTATCCGACAAACGGTTTTTATTGTGCCCCTTATCGCCACATCTCAGTACTTCTTAATACAAGTGGTGGGGTTACTACTACTTTTGAAGTTACTTTCGATGGTACAAATTGGCAGCAGATTCAAGGCTACTACAACAACGGGTCAACCGAGGGCATGGTAGCTTCTATTGTCGACGGAGCTGGTCAGGTTGATTTTGATGATGTGCACGCTTTGGCCTTCCGTATAAAAAGCGTAACGGCTGACGGTACCAATGCAGTTCGATACCAGATCATGGGTAAAGCTCTCTAAGACGTTGATATGCGGCCACGCTTCTCCCGGTACATTAACGGCGACGTGACCATCAACGGTAACCTTTCAGTTACCGGAGTGTTTAGTTTTGGATCTGCCTCTTTTACCGATATTACAGTCAGCGGCAGCTTAATACTTTCTTCGTTATCAAACGGAGCTTTGTATGTTAGTGGCGGAACAGTGCTTAGTGAGGCCCAACTCTCAATAACTCGAGGAGGTACAGGAGCTGCCACTGCCAACGGAGCGCTTAATAATCTTTTGCCAACTCAAACCGCCAATGCTGGCAAATATCTCACTACCGATGGTAGCAATTCTAGCTGGGCGACCATTCCGAGCGGTTACACAGACGAGCAAGCGCAGGACGCGGTTGGTAGCATCCTCACCGATACTTCTACGATCGATTTTACCTATGATGATGCCGGCAATAGTATTACAGCCGACGTAAAAGATGCTTCGATCACGTACGCCAAAATCCAGAATGTGAGCGCAACGGACAAAGTGCTTGGTCGCTCGAGCGTTGGCGCCGGATCTGTGGAAGAAATCACCCTCACATCTTTCGGACGGTCGCTCATCGACGACGCAAATGCCGGATCAGCGCGCACCACACTCGGACTCGTGATCGGTACTGATGTGCAGGCCCAGGATACCGAACTCACGGCTCTCGCCGGCCTTACATCGGCCGCCAACAAACTTCCATACTTTACTGGCTCGGGTACTGCCGCCCTGGCTGATTTTTCGGCGTTCGCTCGTACCCTAATCGATGATTCCGATGCTTCTACGGCACGCTCTACCCTCGGTTTAGTCATCGGGACGAATGTTCAGGCCTGGAATACAAACCTTGATGCTCTGGCAGGCTACACCGTAGATAATGACGCAGCACTCAGCGCAGCAAGCTCATCACGTCTTCCAACTCAAGCAGCCGTAAAAAGCTATGTTGATAACAATCTCACTGGGTTGAAGTGGAAAAATGCGGTACGTGCAGCCACAGTTGTAGCTGGTACGCTTGCGACTGATTTTGAGAATGGCGATACCGTGGATGGCATATCTCTTTCAACCGGCGACCGAATCTTGATCAAGAATCAAACTTCAGCTACAGAAAACGGCATCTATACCGTTAATGCTTCAGGAGCACCTACGCGATCCACAGACGCCGATACTGGCTCTGAACTCGTACAAGCCACTGTGTTTGTGATGGACGGTACAGTTAATGCCGACACTCAATGGACATGTACTAATAACAGCATCACAATCGGAGCAACAAATATTGCTTTTGCCCAGGTTTCCGGGGCCGGCACCTACTCAGCCGGTACAGGTCTTACACTTACTGGCAATCAGTTTGCGATTGATAATACGGTTGTTACCCTTACCGGTTTGCAAACACTCACAAATAAAAGCATCGCAGCAACCCAACTTACTGGAACGCTCCAATCTGCACAATTCCCAGCTCTTACGGGCGATGTTACGACGAGCGCTGGTTCGCTTGCGACCACCATAGCAAACAATGCTGTCACACTTGCCAAATTTCAGCAGATCGCAACCGCTTCTATATTGGGTCGTAATACCGCTGGCACTGGAAATGTGGAAGTGCTGACTACTCTTCCAAACGGAATACAAGACAACATCACTCGTCTTGGAACGATAACGGTCGGTACCTGGAGTGCCACGGCAATCGGCGTAACGAAAGGCGGTACTGGTCTTACGAGCGTTGCGCAGGG